AGAAAATATTGCTAAGAATATGATTAGAGAACCGATTGAGAAATACATGCAAGCCACGTTTTGGCAATGGAAAGAACCAATTATTGGTCATCGTTATATTATGGGTGTGGATGTTAGTAGAGGAGATAGTGAGGATTTCTCAGCAATATCAATTATTGATTTTGATGATAGAGAACAAGTGGCGGAATATATTGGTAAAATACCTCCCGACGATTTGGCCGCAGTTGCTTACAAATGGGCTATCCTATATGGTAACGCATTTATTGTAACGGATATTACCGGTGGTATGGGTGTTGCAACATCAAGAAAATTAACCGAATTAAATTACAAAAACGTATACGTTGAGGGGGTTAATACTCAAAACATTTGGGACTATAACGCCAAGGCAATGGAGAAAATACCAGGTCTTAACTTTAATAACAAAAGAACCCAAATTGTAGCGGCATTTGAAGAACAACTTAGAAAAGGTTTTATTGTTAGATCTGCTAGATTATTAAATGAACTTAATACGTTTGTTTATATGAATGGAAGACCTGATCATATGAAAGGTACACACGATGACGCCATTATGGGTATGTCAATGGCATTATATGCTGCTGATGTTTCGTTCAACCTTTTACAAAAGAATGAAAATGCCAATAAAGCAATGTTAGACTCTTGGACTATGAGTGAAAGGTCATATGAAACCAACAAATCATTTTATTCATACGGAACCGCATTTGATCAAATAGGTTCTATGGGTACCGATAACAATCAATTGTATCATTCAAATAATCCTACAAATGTATCTAAACAAGCATATCAAGAATATAGTTGGTTATTCAGTGGTAAACAATGGAGGTAATCTTTCTTATACCGAAAAAATATATTATATTGTAAAGAAAAGTATTTATATAAATGGCAAATCAAAATTTAACCGTCTTTCAGAAATTAACTAAGATGTTTGGTTATCCTGGTAAAGTCCAAGATACACAGGCACCTACATTTAGTTTTAACAAGAATGAATTATTAAAAACAGATAGTAAAGAAGAGTTTGAGAAAGCAATGTTGCAGGCTCAACAAAGTCAATATATTGCTGATAAATGGACTAAATTAGATCAATCTCTTTACAATCAATCAGTTTATTACGAACCAAGTAGATTAGCGGCATATTACGATTATGAATCAATGGAATTTACTCCTGAGATTTCAGCTGCATTAGACATATATGCAGAAGAGTCCACTACAATGTCAGAGAAGGGTCAAATTTTAACTATATATTCAGAATCGGAAAGAATTAAATCAATATTGGAAGATCTATTCAAGAACAGATTAGACATCAATACAAACTTACAAATGTGGACTAGAGGTCTTTGTAAGTATGGTGATAATTTTGTTTATTTAAAATTAGATCCTGAAAAAGGTATTGTCGGTTGTCAACAATTACCAAATATAGAAATTGAAAGAATTGAGGGAGCTTCTGCAAAGATTGCAAATCAATCAAGAGATAGTAAAATACCTTCAAGAGAATTAAGATTTCATTGGAAGAATAAGGACTTGGAGTTTCAAGCGTGGGAAGTTGCTCACTTTAGATTATTAGGTGACGACAGAAAGTTACCTTATGGAACATCTATGTTAGATAAAATTAGAAGAATTTGGAAACAACTTTTACTTGCTGAAGATGCGATGTTAATTTACAGAACATCTAGAGCACCTGAAAGACGCGTGTTCAAAGTATTTGTTGGTAATATGGATGATAAAGATATTGAATCTTATGTACAACGTGTTGCAAACAAATTTAAAAGACAACAAGTTGCGGATCCACAAAATGGTAATGTGGATATGAGATATAATCAAATGGCGGTAGATCAAGACTATTTTATTCCTGTTCGTGACCCATCACAAAGTAGTCCAATTGAAACTTTACCTGGAGCACAAAACTTAGGTGAAATTGCCGACATTGAATACATTCAAAAGAAAATGTTAGCTGCACTTCGTATCCCTAAAGCATTTTTAGGTTTTGAAGAAGTGGTAGGTGAAGGTAAATCATTAGCATTAATGGATATTCGTTTTGCTAGAACAATTAATAGAATTCAAAAATCATTAATTCAAGAGTTAAATAAAATTGCATTAATTCAATTATACCTTTTGGGTATGGAAGATGAATTAAACAATTTTGAATTATCTTTAACTAATCCATCTGCTCAATCTGATTTATTACGAATTGAAACTTGGAAGGAAAAAATTACATTGTATAAAGATGCAACATCAGATCAATCTCAAGTAGGTATCTTACCAGTATCACATACATGGGCTAAAAAGAATATTCTTGGATTTAGTGATTCTGAAGTTATGTTAGATTTACAACAACAAAGATTAGAACGTGCATTAGGATTTGAATTAACAAATACTCAAAATGTTATTAAACGTTCAGGAGTATTTGATGAGGTAGATGCTAAATATGGTATTCCTGAAGAAGATAGAGAAAAGGCCATGGCAAATGCGTCTCCTGAAGGAGGTGAGGGTGGTGCTATGGGTGGAGGAATGGAAATGGGAGGTGGAGGATCCGAACCACCAGCTGCACCGGCAGGTGGAGCGGCAGGTGGAGGTGAAGAACCTTTGAGTGAAAATACATTAGCTAAAAAATCTAAAAAATCAAAGATTTTAGGTATGTTAGGTGAAGAAAAAGAAGATTTTAATATTTTGTTTGATATGGAAAGAGCACAACAGAATATTTATGAGATAGAGACTAAAATAAATGATATCTTAAACGATTAAAAATGAAGAAATTCGGGATTATAAAAACAAAATTATTAAATAAATTAACTGAATCATACGCTAATGAAAACAAAGCGGAGATTAAAGATATTTTAACAACAATTAAAGAAAATAAAGATTTTAAAGAAATGTATTTGTTTTATGAAGAAATTGAAAACAAATACATTGACGATAAAGAAACCGCACAATTATATGTAGAGGGTATCGCTAGTATTTTGAAACAACAAATGGATGAAATATCCAATTTCTGTACATCATTAAATAAGATGATTAATGTGGAATCTATTAACGAAAATGAAATTTACAATTCATTAGATATTTTAATTGAAAATGATAGTTTATCAAACATAGAAAATAAAGTAAAAGCAAAAAAGAAATTAGTAGAACATTTAACAACTAAAAAAGAAATTAAAGAATCTAAAGATTCAACTTTAATACCAAATGAAAATTTATTAAACGCAGTATTAACAAATAATTTTAATGTCCTTTATTCTAATACTTTATCGGAATCACAAAAAGATGAATTAAAAACCATTCTATCAATTCCCTATGATGAATTATTAATTAAAACGACTGAATTAAAAGAATCAATTGTGAATCAAGTATCAACACTTTTAAGTGAATCAAATGATACGGATCTATCCACTAAACTAAATGCAGTTAAAGATGAGGTAACTCAAATGTTTCCTTCGAGATATAATTATTACAGATTAAATGAATTAAAAAATGGACTTAACTAAGTCCATTTCTTTTTTGTTGTATATAAACCGCTTTTAATTTTTCAGTTCTTTTTTTAATAGAGGGTTTTACAAACTGTTGTCTTTCCCTTAACTTTTGAACTTGTTTCGTTTTTTGAACTTTTTGTTTATAAGTTCTTAAAGCAGTCTCAATACTTTTTTCTTTTGATAGGTCAATTATAATCATATATAGATAAATATATTACAAATATACTAAAAATATTTTGGTAATCTAGATTTTTTTGTTTATTTTTTATAAACACCATAAGAAAAATAATATGAAAAACAAATGAAAACAGGTAAGTATATCCCATTAGGGACTTACAATGATGTAAAAATTGGTTATGGTACCGTAGATTTTAAAAATCTTAAAACCATTTATTTAAAGTTAAATTCGTGGTTACAACCTGAAAATGAAACAGATGATTTTGATCATATGATTCATAAAACAAGAAGAAGAATTAAAGAACTAATTTATAATATTAGAAATCCTTATTTTAAACAACAATCTATCGTTGATTTAGATATTAGAACCAAAGGTATTAAATTAGAAAAGAGATCTTTTATGAACTTAGAAATCACATTATATGTCGATAAACAGTTCGATGTAAAGTCAAAAGATATTAAAAATAACATAAAAGATATATTATCTTTAGTTATCGAAAAAGGTCTTTCAGATAAAAACTTATTCAATTTTTACAAAACTAAAAAATAATAGGGATATCGATGTATTTATAGTAATAAAATCTATAGATGAAGATATTAGGACCAAAAGAAATCGGACACGGTATTTTAATTGAATACGACGCAGGACACGTATCTCCAGACGACAATAAAAAAATTATACAGGAAATGAAGGGCGTGGACTTCTCTGAAGACCTTATCCTTTTTGCTGTTTTACAAAAATACGACACTCCAAATAAGAACGGAAGGATTTATCCTAAGTCTCTTCTTATGAGAGAAAACGAAAAATATCAAACACTTATTAAGAAGGGTAGTGCTTTAAATGAATTAAATCACCCTTCATCTTCATTGATCGATTTAGATCGAGTATCACACTCAATTTTGGAAACTTGGTGGGACGGTAAAATTTTAATGGGTAAAATTAAATTATTCACTTCTCCTGGTTGGAAGAAGATGGGTATCGTTTCAACCAAAGGAGACCAAGCCGCAATGTTATTAATGAACGGAGCAACTCTTGGTATCTCTTCACGTGGTGTAGGATCACTTAAACAAGTTAAAGGAGAAAAC